TCATTTCCCGGCGGGAGCAAGCAAGGTATCAGCCATGCTCTTCGGCAGAGTTGCGTACCAGTGGGCACCATCGGTTGTGACCGGGAAGGGAAAAGATTCCTTGGCGTAGATGGTCGACCCCAGAAGAAAGAAAGTTCCCCGCTGGCTGGTGGCAAAGTTGAGCTTGCAGGGCACCTTGATCTCTTCGGCCTTGTCGATGGTGAACGCGGTTTGCTCCTCGCTGGTGGGTTTGAGCACCAACCCGGCAGCGGACAGGGTAGCGGCAAAGGAATCAAACAGCTTTTCCCGAGGGATATTGTATTCGATCCAGGACAGGGTCTTGTCGCCGGTGCCGCCCAGGATAAACCCCTTGCCGGTCTGGCTGGTAACGAACACGGCCACTTCAGACAGCGGCACATTGTCGAAGTCCACCGAAACCGGACCGTCTTTCCTGACGGGCAGCGGTTGGGCCACTTCGGTTTTCGGTGATTGGCTAACCGTTGGTGGCGGTTCTTTCTTATCCTGCCGGGAGCAGCCGGAGAGACCGAAGACAAGCGCCCCGGAGATGAGCATGGAAGCGAAGAAGAGGAAGACGGAAAAGGCTTTCATGGGGTGTCCTTTTTGCGGTTTGTGAACACAATTTGGCCGGCACGGTCGATGGGGGTGATCGATTGGAGCCGAGTTGCAGGGAACGCCTTAGCGGTGCTGGCAGATGGATTGTCTTTGCGTTGGTGGGAAGTCATGACCTGCTTGGAGCCGAACAGGTCACCGGTGGCGATGCTCGACTTGGCAAAGAGCATGTACAGGGTGAAGCAAAGAACGAGGGGAATGGCGAAGAACACCGGATGCTTCAACACATTGACATGTTGCATGACCCCCAATTCCTTCACGTCCTTAGCCACGTAAGATTTGTAGCAAAGGAACACTTTGGGGTTGTAGGTCCGTACCGACTTCTTCAAGGGATTGGCGTTGGTATCGTCGCCGCCGTAGGCATAGCAGAGGTATTTCTTTTGCACCGCGCCGCCGAAGAAGTTGACCTTGCGAAATACATAGGTCCATTCAAGGAGCGAGCGAACAGCGGAATCAATCCGTTCCACCGCCTGCGAGATCAGGACCACATCAAAACCATTATGCCGGTGGGTCGAGGCCCAAGAGGCAAAAGCGTTGTTTTTGGTAGTTTGCCATTCGCGCGAGGAAAAGACCTTCTGCACCTCATCGAGCACGATCAAAGCTCCCGGCTGCACATGCATCCAGAAATCCGGAACCTGCCAGTCCTCCAGAAAATGCAGCTGCTTCATCATGGCCAAATCGGAAAGGCCGCAATAACTCTTGATCATCTCCAGGCAGACCGGATCAGAGATGCCGTCAATGTTGGTATAAACGACCCTGCCCCATTGCAGGTTATCGGTGATCTTCTTCACCGCTTCATAGGTCTTGCCCGAGCCGGGAGTACCGGCAAAACCGATGATCATGGCTACACCCTGGTAAAGACGGAAGGGATCAGGTTCAAGGTCAAGCGGATCAGGTAAGCCGCGCCAAGGATAGTCAGGCACTGCGGCAAGCCGACCGCGTTGATCAGCCAGATCAATTGCGTTGGCAGGTGCGACCAGGCAGCGGCATAGTTGAACAGCACTGAGGAGAGATCGACCGCGGCCAGGGCGGTTTCAACCACGGAAAGCAGCCCATCGAGGATGGTGAACACCACGAATTGCAGCAATTCAATGAAACCATCGAGTATCCAGGTGAAACCGGTTTCCACCCACTCCCAGAAGGTCCTAAGCCAACCGATAATGACGCCGAATCCGCTCATGGCTACCTCTTCATGATCACGGCCCGGATCGACAGGAAGCCGAAGCAGGTCAGAAGGATGGTTTTTAAAACAGCCAGCCCGTTGGACATGGTTTGACTGAGGTCGATGGTGTGTGATCCATACCTACCAGCTTCTATTTGATAAATTGGTGAACCACCGCCAGGAATAGAATTAAAGAAGGAGCTGGAAAATGAAAAAAGGCTTGAGGATTTTACGGTGTCCATGAATGAAGAAAACCGTTCAGGAATATCATAATCGCCAGGATCGTAAGGTTCTTCAAATCCAGAAGGAGTAATAGTAAGGAAAATCTCCTTTTCCTCTTCTTTTGCCTTTTCAGCTTGCGCCCTGGCTAACTCAGCCTGCAACAGGGACGTGTCCCCGGTTGTGTTATTGATAATGTTCGTGAGATTATCAATATAATCCTGATTTATATTATTAGTATTGTTAGTAAAAAATTGCGTCAGGTCTTGCTGTGTAATTGGAGGAGGTTGACTAAAAACATCAGGAATCGATTTTAATAAATTTTTGAAGGCATCCTTAACCGCTTGCGATGTGGCTGAATTATTTATTGCATTAGATATTGCATCGATCAACGCTTGTTTTTGCGTTTCATCTAAAGTTGCAGGCGAATAATCTACAACAGATGGCGGAGGGGAAATCACAGGATCAGCAGGGCCTAGTTGAATCGTGAAAGACTGAATTCGAGATTGATACCAATTAAAGTTGGCATCAGAACCAATAAAAGGGCCAAGCCAATACCTAGTATAATTAACTTGAGAATAAGCAGAAATATTAGAACCCTCAGGAGCACTCCATGTGCTCCTTGCAGAGTAAGGTTCACCTGTACCAGCCTCGAAGCCGGTGACTTTATCGACTGGAACATTCGACGTCTGAGAAATGGTTCCCCAGGCAGCGGAGATTACCTTACGGGCTGGATTAAGAGTGAAAGGCCCAAAAGCTGAATAGGTTTTACCAGCTTCTGGTAAAGCCACGTTAAGACCATCAGGCGCAGGAAAGGCGGCTTGTTTAATAGCAGATAGGGCAGGGTCAGTATCAAACCCGCCAGATTCATACGCTTTTTTAACATCGAGCGTTGAATCAAAGGCCATACCGACAACGAAAGAAGCGGCAGCACCAAGAGCCGGATTATAGGCATACACGGGTATAGTGAGTAAATTAGCAGCCATTTCGGCGGTGCTGTTCGATCCAAGCGCCATAACGGTCGGCACTGGATTTTTTTTCATAGCCTCGATTGTATTGTCTGCAATTTCGTCAAGCAGAGTGGAGGGGTTAATATCTTTTATTTTTTGACCAATTTGCGAGACTGGAATTTTCTGAAGAACGCCAGAAAAAGCTGGTATGGGCATCGTGAAAAAGGCAATCAAAATAAATACGTTGAGAGACACTTTCACTTGGCGTCCCCTATTTTGACTTGACTGGCTGATACTTCAGATTGAAAGGCTTCGTCGCCGCATTGGCAGCGGTAGCGTTCCGCGCCGGGGTTGAAGCTCTGGCCCAGGCAGAGGAAGCGGTAGATGCCGTCTCTACTGGCACAGGACTTCTCGCAGACCGTCAGGTATTCCCGGCAGGACTTGGCTGGTTCATATTGCCGGGGCTTCTCGGTGCTGCGGATCGATGGAAAGCCGCCTTGCGCTTGCAACGGTCCGCCGTGGGCGCTGTTGAGATAGCAGCCGAAACAGAGAAAAGTCAGGTACACGCCCAAGGCGTAGAGAAAGGTTGCGCGGTTCATAGGAGTATCCTTTTCAAGAGGCCGATGAGAAAGCACAGGCCGACAAAGGCGAACAGCAAGGCCCATCGGCGGATCAGCGGGAAAGATGGCAGAATGGTCATGGCATGTTCTTCAACATTCGGTTGATCAGGAAGCCGCAGGCAATCAGCATGGCGATCCCGGCAAAGGGTGCGGCGAGGTTAAAAAACTCGGAAAAGAGCGTCGAAGCCTGGAAGTCAACGGGCAGTTGCATCATTGGCTAGCCTCCATCTGCGTTGCAAAGTACCAGGGTTGTAATTGGCGATATTCCTCGCGTTCTTCCATGGTCATGCCGCAATCGTCTTCCAGGCGGGAATACCAATTGCCCTCTTCATCCTGATACCATTCGGTTGTCCACCACATAATTTCCCCCCTCAATGCCACTTGATATGCGATGAAATAACAAAGGCAATGCCGCAGAGCGCGCCCAGGCCAAACGACATGATGTCGCCGAGCTGCAGGGTGATCTGCTCAAGAATGGCGGTGAGTTCAGCAGCAGTCATCCCACGTGCCCTATGCCGCGGATGATTGAAAAAACGTAGCTGACCACCAGGCCAGCGATCCAACCGACCATCACCAGTCCCAGGCCCATGCCGTAAGCGGCAAGATTAATCGTCATTGTGCCTTCTCCGGTAATCGTTGCAGGCATGGAACAGCATGTCGGACACCTCGTCGTCGGACATGCGGCCACGCCGTGAGGATTCAAGCGCATCGTCCAGTTCATGGAACCGGTCTTGCGAAAGTTCCACCCCATCCCGTTCCCAGGCGTTTTCTTTCTGGTCATAGTAGGAAATCGGCGATTCCGGCAGGCTGTCCACGCCACGGTACGAAAGATCGAGGTCGTATTGACGCAGCGGAGATATTTCAACGTCGCGGCGAGGGCCGGAAGGCGCTTGATAGACAGACTCGCCTTGACCGGCAAATTTAAGACGAGCAGTATGATATGCTGCCGATGCTTTGTTATAGGCGGAAACGGGATTTGTTAGAGCATTGACCGCAGCCTCACCAAAGGGAACCAAAACAAAATCTTTCAGTAAATCCAAGGCCATGAGGATAAACGAGCAAACGACAAGCCCTAGAATCAACGTCTGAATGTCCGCGATCAATCCACCGGTGAGAGTGGAAAGTGCGGCCATGAGGTAATTCGTAGGATCGACTTGCGGCATGTTGTTTCCCGAAAGGTTCAGGGAGGGTTGCCCCTCCCCTGGCGGCGGCTTGAAATCAGCCCCGGTTCATGGTTTTGCGGACATACCGGTAGCCCAGGAACAGCAGGTTGATACCGATGAAGGCGATCAACAGGGTGCTGACGTTGGTAGAGATGCCGGTGACGGATACAGCGTCGAACAGTGCTTGCATGGTGTTCTCCCGATGGGAAAGAGGTTAAGGGTTTAGCCCCGGTTCATGGTCTTGCGTACGTACCGGTAGCCGAAGAACAACAGGTTAATGCCGATAAAGGCGATCATGAGCGTGCTGACATTGGTAGAAATGCCGGACACGCTGACAGCGCCAAACATGTTGTCGATTGCGGTTGGTTCCATTGGTTTCTCCTTATGGAAAAAGTTGAGCCTTGCTTACCTGCCGATGACCCTCATCAGCATGACAAGGCCGAAAATGATGAGTGCCAGGCCGAGGATGCCCGCTACGGCGGTGAGCATGTCGGTCTGCACGCCATCGAAAAAGGTGGAGCTAATCATAGGGGTCCAGGTCATGGTCAGTGACTCCTTACAGGGAAAAGGTGATTGCCGATTGCTTGCGCCTGCTCCATGGTGATCACCCCTCCATCGACGCACCGGCAGAGGGCCTCCCCTATTTCGCTGTAGGTGAGCGATGGTTCTTCCGGAAGGCTGATGCCCTCGCAACGAGCGGCGGGGGAAACATCGTCCATGGAGAGCCGCCCGGCACCGGCAGAAGCCGGAAGCCGGTCGTCACTCCATGGGCTCGGGGGGCTGGCGGGCTTGGGCATTAGATGGTCCACAGGTAATGCGGATAGTGCCAGCGGCCTTTGTTGTCCTTCCAGGGACGGCACTGGACTTCGACCTCGATGGTCAGATCGTCTTCTTTGTTGCCCAGCTTGGACCGGGACATGATGCAGTATTTGTTGGGGTGGCTGTAGGGGTCTTGGGCTGGGGTGGTGAGGATGGTTTCGATGATCGGGAAGTTTTCTTTATCCGTGCCGACTTGCTGCGTGGATTGGATACGACCCGTGAGCCAGAGGGTGCCGGGTTTTTCGGTTTTTTTATCGAGTGCTTTTTCCGCTGACATTTTTTTCATGCTCCTTTTTTCAATGGGTTTTAGTGAGTTGTTCGTATATAGCTTAGTGAACGGTGGCGATTACCGGCCTGGGTGCATGCCGGGTAAGCCTGATGGAATAAAAGCAGGTGAAGCACTGCAAAAAGGTCTCGTGCTCCCCTGCCGGTGTCTCCTGGATAGTGAGGTCGAACGGCCTGCCGCACCGGCTGCACAGCATGTCGGAAATGTCGGTGAGTTCATGGGGCCGTGGTTTCATGGGCGTGTTCGGTTGGGCTCTGGGTGGTTGATGCCGGTGATTTTGGGGATGATTTTGAGTCCAAGCGTGTGAGCAATCGTTCGAATTGTTCGTTGAGCTTGGGAAAAAGTTGCAATTGCAACCCAAGATAAATCCTGAAGAGGCAGGCATAGACGAGCAGGCCGAGGCCCAGGAAGACAATGAAGAGGCCGAAAAGGTGGAGAGCGTCTAGTAAGGTCATAAGAAAATCCAAAAGGAATAAAAATTAGTTTATCCGTTATCGGATTATTATATGGAGAATCGGATAATGTCAACCGAAAAATATCGAACTTCGGATAACGAAATAGGGGAAAGGCTTTTGGCCTACAGGAAAAGTAAGGGTAAAAACGGAACTGATTTTGCTGCTATTATTGGAATATCACAAGGTTCGTTATCTGATATAGAGCGAGGAAAGACGAAACCATCTGCGAAGGCGTTGATTGGATTAATCCAAAAAACTGATATAGATATTAGATGGTTATTAACCGGTGAAACCGAACAAATAATTAAAAACCAAAATTTGTTCTACGAAGAGCTGGAGCAGTGGGCGAAAGAAACGGGAGGATCAAAAAACACGGCCTGGTTAAAAAACCAAATCGAAAGTTTTTTTCCGATGTTCAAGGAATGGAGAAAGAGAAGGGACGAAGGGGAGGAAAATAAATCTGGATTCCCATCGTCAAAGGTAGCATAATTATACAAAACCTATAAATTCGAATAGTTATAGGTAATATTACCTAATGGCAGCCTTGGTAGATAAGTAGCACAATCGAATACTAATAAAAATTTCAAATGAATGAAGGTAATTTCACCTAATATCCCTTCAACATGAATCTAAATGAAATATCAAGACACGATTGGTTGATTGTCATCATAGCGGTTTGTTTCTTTTTACTCGCAATGATTTTATTTTTGTCGAAAAAAAAGGAACAAGGAATATGTCAGAATCATTCAAAAAACAACAATTTAAGGAAAGAATTAGAAAATTTAGTTTCGAAAGACAAAGAAACAGCTAACCGTTTAATAGAATTTGAAAGAAAATATCGACCTCAATCTTCAGAAAATGAATTAATTAGTTTAGCAATAGAACGGCTTGTGCGAGATAGAAGATGA